GTCAGCTTCCATCGCGGGATTTGGCTGGTGATCGACGTCATATCACGTTTAAGACGTGTCCAATTGACTCTCCCAGCTTCATCGCCGATGCAAAGTACATGACTTACAAGATTTGTGAGCGTCGCAATGGGCGATACACGGAAAAACTGGTAACGATTTCGCACGAACTGCTCATTGAGGCGTCAGCGCCCAAGAATGAGGGTCGTTACGTTAGTGCCAAATCCATGGAGAGTGCGTATTCAGATACACTCTCGTTTCTCAAGACCCATGGCCATGTGAACCTCGATCGTGATCTACAAGCAGATGAACATATCCTTCATAACACAGCAAAGTTCTACGTGTTTAAGTTGAAGGTTGATCTGTTTAACGACGAGGTGTCGACAAACTTGGTCTGCCCGTGAAGAAGGTCGTGGCCTATGGCTACCGGTTTTCTGAGTTCAATTCCCCCATCTACCAGAAAGATGTCAAACTTGACGTTACTTTCCGTGTCGACAGATGGAGTGATCAGGACCGGCGGCCACCTATGTGTATTTCACTAGGGTGCCACTTGACCAACTTCAAGATGCCTTTCGGTGACCTCTCCGATACCGCATCGAGTATAGCGGGCGTACTCAAAAGAACCTGTTTCAAGCATCCGGTGCCAGAAACGGGCCTTAGGTCCGAGCTTGCTGCGTTCACGGCAGCATGGCTTAAGAAGAACCTTGCGCCATTAAACATGGCTGACGATGTGTCATTTAACACCTGGTTAGAGGGAACCAGGTACAATCGTCGCCGCAAGGATGAGTTGAAGCGTATCTGGGACGCATATACGGGGGTGTTGACCGCTCGAGATAAGAAGTGCAAGTGTTTCTCAAAAGCTGAGTCCTATACAGCTTGGAAACATCTTCGGGGCATTTACTCGCGGTCTGACATCTTTAAATGCGTTGTGGGTCCGACTTTCGCGGCCATCGAGAAGGTGCTGTTTAAGATGAAGTGGTTCATCAAGAAAGTGCCCGTTCGGGACCGTGCGCGGCATGTGTGGGAGGCGATGTATAGCCCCACAGCTCGTTATTATGCCACGGACTATTCGGCGTTCGAGTCTCACTTTGATAATCAACTGATGGCTGAGGTTGAATTTCAATTGTATGAGTACATGACAGCAGCGTTGCCTAACGGCGCTGACTGGTATCAACTCGTTCGCGAAACACTGGGCGACAACCAAACCTGCCAATTCAAGGGGTTTGTTGCCGAGGGCGTTCAATCGCGCATGTCTGGAGAGATGTGCACCTCGCTTGGCAATAGCTTTGCCAATCTGATGATTTTCCTTTTTGTTTGCTCGAAAGCTGGCATTCAAGAAGAAGCAATCTCGGGATTTGTTGAGGGCGATGATGGCCTTTTTAGATTTGAAGCGCATCAGTCAATTGACGACACGCTTCACAAAGCTCGGTCTGACCATTAAGATCGAGAAGCACGAGACGCTCAATCAGGCCTCGTTTTGTGGACTCATTTTTGACCCAGAAAGCTTAATCATTATCACAGATCCGCGTGAAGTTATCGCGGATTTCGGATGGGCGGGACCGTTCTATATTAACTGTGGTGATGTGCGACTTAAGGAGCTGTTAAGAGCAAAGTCGCTGTCTTTTTTGCACCAA